CATCAGTAGCCTTTCCTTCTGGCGAGGGGTTACAGGTATATTCATCTGGCAATCCTAGAATAAAACTTGCTAATAGCACTACAGGAGTAGCAAGTGGAGACGGAACGCAAATTTACATGGATGGTGCCGATGTAATATACGATCAAAAGGACTCTGGGAACCAAAGATGGTACACAGGCGGTTCTGAAAGGATGCGAATGACTTCTTCTGGATATACAAGCATGAAAGTTAATTCATCAACGGCATATGGATCAACTACTGAACCAAACGGGGTGCTGACTTTACATAACACAAATGGTACAGATGACAGTGGAGTAAATAATTTCACTACTTTAGAGTTCAACACAGCAGATGGGGCAACCTCACAAGGATTTATAAATTACATTAGAACAGGAAATAACATTGGTAAATTTAGTTTCCAACAAAGAACAGGAAGTTCAAGTTATGCAGAGTCTTTGGTTATTGATAACAGTGGAAATGCTACCTTTCAAAGCAATGTAACGGCCTATTCAGATAAAAGACTCAAAACAGATATTAAGACTTTAGAAGGTTCAAAGGTATTAAAAATGAGAGGAGTCAGCTTCATTAAAGACGGAGTGAAGGGATCTGGTGTAATTGCACAAGAAATAGAAGAAATAGCACCAGAGTTAGTCATAACACAAGACGATGAAATGGGTACTAAGTCTGTTGCATATGGCAACTTAACAGGGTATTTAATCGAAAATGCCAAGAGACAAGAAGAATTAATAAAAGAACTCACAAAAGAAATCAATAAATTAAAGAAAGAGTTAACTTAAAATGCCTCACGTTACGACTGGTTTTCCTGGTAATTCATTAGACATTGACGACATAACAGATAAGTTAAATGTTACCGACAGTAATGTGAGCTTAAATCAATCAACAATGGCAGGGAGATATAACGTAGGAACTACGGCTACCTGTTCAATGGAAGATGTTTTTGGTGGTATTTTCCGATTAAAGGGTGGTACACAGACAATATCTGTCAAAGGGGGCGGAACCAGTTATGGGGTTGGTACAGCTTTTTCTGGTGCTACTTTAAATGGAACAGGAACTCATCTTGTAGCCATGACACAATTCACAATCAATAAAACTAATTACACAACGGGATATATCAGCTTAATTTCATTAAATAGCGGAACTTTTGTATTCTCAATAGGAATACCGACTGGCCAATCTGAAACATTTTGGTCAACTCTTGAAATAGACAACAACACTTTAAATAGAACATCAGCAACGCACTCAAGCGGTGGGACTGTTGGAAGCTTCGATTTACATAGTTGGACTTGGACTGGAACTGGTTTAGGTACTTTTGATACCACGACAGAACGCTATATGAGGTGGCAATAATGCCCTACTCCATGTCTGCGCTTCATCTCGAAGATTGGGACGTTTATATGCAAGACGGGACTCTTAGAGATTTGTACGATTCTTCAAGTAGATATTTAGAGGGAGAAGCTTACGACATAAGCACCTACAACTGGCATATCTACCAAAAACAAATAGATTTCGGTTATGAATATGAAGTAGATGATCCAGATGAAAATGGAAAAAGACAATATATTCTTCAAAATTGGAGAGGAGTGTTATTAGCTGACAATGGTTGGATGGCAATTATAAAAGAAGATGATTACCCCATCGGCATTGAAGGTGGTTGGTTAAACATTGATATACATGATAATAAGTTAGAAGGTAATTTAATCAGATGTTATGGCCTGTATAGAGACAATAAGCAAGGCACCAGGAGTTGGATATACGATCCCGACTTTTTATCTACAAGACGGCCTTTTGTTAACTCTTTAGGGGCAAAACAAGTGATGTGGGTATTCCAAAAGAATAGTCCTATATTGAATATTATAGACAGTATTAACTCTATAGGATCTGAAAACAATGTAGAAGGATTTACAGACGACACAGAAATTTATTGGGAAGATACTATTAAGAAATACGAGGTTTTAGAAGGAACTACTGCACATACAGAAGTGGAAGAAGAATACACTGTTTGTGTAGCTAAAGTATTAAAATAATATATAAATATTAAAGATAACAATAGTATTTGTATGTTAATATCTACTTTTTAATAATAGGAGAAAAACATGGAACAGGAAATTAACTGGCAAGAAATGTATCAACAAGTAGCTGATGAATTAGCACAAGCACAGCACGTTATTAGAATTCTTAATACAAAAATAAGAGAACTTAATAAGCCAGATGATGAAACGGAAGATGTTGAGATCATAGAAGAAGAAGACCAAACAGTTAATTAAAATGGAATTTAGTCTGCTATTAATATGGAATTTAGTTGTAACTTTGATATTAGGGCCTATTTGGTTTTCTATAAGAAAAAACGAAAAGGAAATTGCAATTAATAAAACTGAAATTTTTACTAGCAGAATAGAAATGGGAAAGCTGTACGTTACAAAGAAAGATTTAGCAGAAGATGTGTCCAGGATATTAGATCAATTAAGGTCTGTAACAAGCTCTATTAACAGATTGGATGCAAAGGTAGATTCTTTGCTATTAGACAAATGAATACTAAATTAGATGATTCTTTGTCGGCAAATATCAATATTAAGTGGTTTATACAAATAATTATAGCTGTCGGTGTTGGTGTTTGGGCCTATGCTGCATTAACAGAAAGACTCAATATTCTTGAAAGGGAATCAGCAATGGAGAAAATGGAAATCAAGTTGAACTCAGAATTTAGGGTTAAATGGCCTAGAGGACAACTTGGCGCATTACCAGATGATGCGGAGCAAAATATACGTCTAGCTTATTTAGAGAAAGAAGTTGAAAAGCTAGAGGAAAAGATAGAGGAATTAAAGCAATGAGTCTAGCTCAATCAGTAACAGGGATCGCAGGAAAGGTTTTAGACAAATTTGTAGAAGATAAGGATTTAAAGGCAAAACTACAGCATGAATTGGATATGCAGTTGCATAATGCCAATCTAGCTCAAATAGAGGTAAACAAACAACAAGCAAAGCATCATAGTCTTTTTGTTTCGGGTGCCAGGCCCGCTATTATGTGGGTTTGTTGTTTAGGTCTTATGTGGTCATTCTTTATTGGCCCTATTCTTAACTGGATTCTTGCTATATCTGGTTCTGGTATTCCAGTTCCAGAGATCCCAACAGAAGGCTTATTAACATTAACTCTCTCTTTGCTCGGATTAGGAGGAATGAGATCTTTTGAGAAATCAAAAGGAGTGGCTAGATCTAAATGATAAAAGGGATTGTTATTTTTATCGCAGGCATGATCTTTGGCTGTTTTTTACTTGTTTATTACATAAAAAAAGAAATACTTAGGAGGTAAGAATGGAACTATTTTTATTCATTTTAGGAACTGTTGTAGGTGGATTAGTTTACAACCGCTACATGGTTCCAATTGACGACTTAATACAAAAGATAAAAAACATCTTGTGATAGAAAGACTAAGAAAACACCTCATAGAATTTGAGGGTGTTCGTCTAAAGCCTTATCTCGATACAGCCAATCCTCCAAAAACTACGATTGGTATTGGCAGAAATTTATCTGATAATGGTATTACTATGGAAGAAGCAGAAATGCTTTTAGAACATGACATTAATACTGTTTTAAAAGAACTAAATGCTCATTTCTCCTGGTACTCCGATAAACCACAAACAGTACAGCTTGTATTGGCTGATCTTTGTTTTAATTTGGGTTTACCAACATTATTGAAGTTTAAAAATATGCTTGAGAGCATTAAAAATAATAAATACCAGGAAGCAGCAGAACATTTATTAGATAGCAAATACCGAACACAAACAGGCAGGCGAGCATTGTACAACGCACATTTATTGGAAAATATAAATGACGAAGAAGACAACACAAGAACTGAATTATGCGACTAGGCTCGGAAGGCTTGGTGAAAGCATAGTACAAGCTTATCTGCTTGAATGGTGCGACTTTGTTATATGTTCGGATCATATAACTCCCTATGATCTTATCCTGGATCACAACAACAGACTTTATAAAGTGCAGGTTAAGACTGTCAGTAAATCAAAAACGAAAAGCGGAAAGAGATATAAGTTTCAAGCTGATAGACCGCAGAGATCTGAACTGTATTACAAATCAAGAAATGATTTATATGCTTTAGTCTTTTATCCAGAAAAGATATGCTTATTTAAACCTAACATTGGTAATCAAAAATATTTCACCTTTAGCAAAGCACCAACGAAGGAAGAAGAATTTGAATCGTTACAACAGGCTTTGGAAGATTTGAATAATGCCCCTATTTTAAAACCTATTGATTGACATAAAAGAAATGGAACGTACTTTAACAAGTTGGGGTAGCAATTTTCTCTCCTATAGAAACTCTCATTTGCTACCCCTTCTCATTTAACTAACGGATTTTTATTCTAACCTCCCTACGGAGTAAGTTCCGTCTTCTTGTTTTTTCATAGTAGGTTTCATGCCTACGCTATACATCATTGATCTTATACTTTGTGCCTCATTTGCCCCTAGACCAATAATAGATTGCCCTATCTTTAGTTTCTTTATAGTAGGCATTATTTTTCCGCCTACATACTTAGGTAAACTATTAATTATTTTCATATCTTATTTCCTTAATTTTTATTGTTTTTTGTCTTACTGAATATGCCTCTTTAGCAGGAACTATCCTTTCTTGCCTTGCCTTATAATTGATAGTTGGCCATTTGATTTGCGTACAAACTCTTTCTCCATCTTTAACTGTCCAGGAATAACCAATTTCATTATCCTCAAGCAACGCCATTAAAGAAGCAGTGGACTTCTCTTTAATATCTTCCCATTTTTTTAAAGAGGCATTAGCGAGCTGTAGCATCTCTACATAGTCTTCTGCTTCTTCTGGTAACTCGATAGGCTCTCTGTCTAGTTCTGCCTTCTCCCAAATAGAAATAGCATCGTTAGGATTTTCTGGTGGGTAGAAGTCTTCTTCTTTAACTCTCCTATCAAAATCCAGGACAAGCTTTCTTATTTCTTCAACCATTTCTTCGTCCCTATGGTAAATAAAGAAACGCAAGGTGGTAGATTGATAAAGAACGCATAAAATACCCCACTTAGCACCAACGCAATCCATTAATCCTTGTAATTGCATCACTCCGCGCCACAGAGGAGGATCGGTTTCTGGTGCATCCCTAGTAACCTTACATTCCAGGACAACCTTACCAGACATAACAGCTCGGTCTGAACCCATTACATATACTTCGTTAGCTCGATCATCTAAGATCTCGGTATGACTATTCGCATCTGCAATTCCGTCCATAGATCCCTCTAAAGGTATGTCTTTATGTTTAACCGCATAATCACAATTCAGATCAGCTTGTTTCAATCCAAATAACTCTACTGCTCGATTAAGAATAGTGTTTTCCAGTAGATCTCCCACAAACATATAATGAGCTTGATTCCCTCTTACATCCTCTCCTCTTTTGGCCCTTATTGCTTTAGAAAGAGCATCTACCCTTGTTTTTCCTTGATAGGGAGATATGCCTGCAATAGAAGGAAGCACTGAACAGGAAGCTTTAACATCCGATGTTTTTTTACCAACCATTGTGCGCTCCTCCTATATCTTGTCTAATTTCATCCTCACTAGCACAAGCTAAAAAGGGTCTTCTTCTGAGTTGGGTATAAATAGCGGTATAGCCATTTTCATAGCCATAACTAATTATGCTGCTTACAGGTATAGGTGTTCTGTCTTCTGATGCCAGAAGCGGTCTAATATATCTCATTAGACTGCCCCTAGTATAAACAACCCTAGAACCCCAAATGTTATCTCTAGGGTAGCAAGATTTTTTCTGATGAATTTGTCAAATCTGTTGAATCTGCTAGATTTGATGTATCTGTTGTAGTTGATTTTTTTGCCAAATCTGCTCTCTTTGACACTGTATATATTATACGCACCTAGTAAAGCCACAAAATGTGCCTTAATTTGCTCGGTACTACTAGATGTAGTATTAATATATCTTGCAAAATCAACTATCTCGGAAGGTTTGTAGTAGTTTTTTATATACATATTTCTCTCCTATGATTTAGTTGTATAAGTTTATAAATGACTTACAAGAACTAGAACCCTCTACAGTAAAGAGTTTAGTCGTTGTAAGTAGGAAAATCGTCACCTTATCTTGCTCCCTTATAATGGTCACTGTCTTTCAAGTGTCCATTTGCTCTTGCTTTTAGATCGGCATTAGCTTGTGAAACAATCATACGGGCATGGAACAACCTCATGTAAGCGGGAATTCTTTGCTTAGAGATTCGTTCAATTTCTTGTACCAGGAATGACAAAACTTCAAGACTATTATCCAGGTGTCCAGGATCATCTAAAGGTATGGTTAACCTCTTACATCCCTCAGTCTTGAAACCCTTGTAATAGAATTGATCGTTATCTGTTGTCACTTTTTGTCTCTCCTTGTTTACTTTTTAAAGTATCTGTTAGCACTTGTCTATAATAATTGTATGTTGTAAATGTCTTACATTTATGTACCGCATTAATGTCGTGCATTAATGTCGTGCATTAATGTCGTGCATTTATGTTGTCTATTTCTTTTTAGCTTTCCCATTCTTCTTGCTCATAGATGCTACAGTCTTATAGAAAGTGTCTCCAAAATGATCCCACTCAAGGAGTGTCGATAAAAATTCTTCTTGATTGGTCATAACCTTTTCTAAAGTTCCTCTAACTAATCTCCTTTTTACTGTAGGGGTCATGCCCGACCCTATGAAGTGGTACCAGTTACTAAATTCCATAATGACTATATCCATGTACATTTCAAAACAACTGGTTAACAATGAATCTTCCATTTTCCAAAGCATAACTCTTTTATCCTCTGGC